TGGGCGCATATCTCGCAGATGTTTTATTATCGCCCCCAAACAGGAGAAAAAATGATTTACGGAATTGATTACTTAAGGGACAAGCTCTCGACGAAGCAGAGCCGGATCAGGACGCGGTACAGCTACTATGAGATGAAACACCTGGCACAGGACTTCCGCATCAGCACGCCTCCGCAGCTGAGGAGCTGGATGAATTGCCTCGGATGGTGCTCAAAGGCTGTGGACTCGATGGCTGACAGACTCGTCTTCAGGGAATTCGCAGACGACAACTTCAACATCAACGAGATCTATGCAATGAACAACCCTGACATTCTCTTCTCGAGTGCTATGCAGGGTGCGCTGATCAGCTCCTGCGACTTTATCTACATCAGCCCGGATGAGGACGGCTATCCTCGGATGCGCGTCATATCCGGAGCGAATGCGACCGGCACGATGGATCCTATCACAGGAATGCTCGAAGAAGGCTATGCGGTACTGGACAGAGACAAGGACGGCACGCCTCTGCTCGAGACATATTTCCTGCCGGGTCAGACTATCTACTATAGGAAAGACTCGACAGGCGTGATGTCGTATGAGTACAACGTGCCTTATCCGCTTCTGGTTCCTATCGTGAACAGACCTGATGCGGTCAGACCATTCGGGCACTCGCAGATATCAAGAGCGTGCATGAGCATAGTGGACAGCGCGATGCGTACTGTAAAGCGCTCGGAGATCTCCGCAGAGTTCTACAGCATACCACAGAAGTATGTGCTCGGCACGGATCCTGATGCCGAGCCAATGGATAAGTGGACTGCAGCAATGAGCGCCATCCTCGAGATAACCAAAGATGAGGACGGCGACAGGCCAATAATAGGCCAGTTCCAGCAGCAGACCATGACACCGCATCTTGAACAGCTGAGGCTGTTTGCTTCACTGTTTGCGGGCGAGACGGGGCTGACTCTGGAAGACCTCGGCTTTGCATCGGGCAATCCTGCAAGCTCGGAGGCAATAAAGGCTGCACACGAGAACCTGAGGCTCAAGGTCAGAGCGGCACAGAGATGCTTCGGAAGCGGATTCCTCAATGCAGGATATCTTGCTGCTTGTCTCAGAGACAACACGAATTACAAGCGCAATCAGTTCTATCTGACAAAGCCTAAATGGGAACCGGTCTTCGAGCCGGATTCGGCGGCAATGTCAGGCATAGGCGATGCGGCTCTCAAACTTCAGCAGTCCTTCCCGGATTACTTTGACGAAGAGAAGTTAAAGGATCTGTTAGGAGTATAGATGACACTGTTACGGTACTGCTCCGGTTAAAGCAGGGAGGTGTTTATGGACGAAGACAAACTGCGTCAGCAACTTGAAGAGGCGATAGAGGCGGACCCGAAGCTGTGGGAACGTGTGCTGAAGCTCGATTCCGGTATCGGCACCTATGAAGAGGTCAACGACATAGCGGCCTTCTTAGGAGACAAGATAGCGGACGAGCTGACAAAGGCATACAGCCCGGAGGAGCTTGAGGCGTATATGCGAGCCGGGCACGACCTGATATCGCTCTTTGCACAAACGGCGCAGAGGAATCTGAACGACGCAGCGGGCATCGGCCTGAAGCCGATGGTAACGAAGCCTCCGAATGCCAGGATAAAGTCCCTTGTGGATGACATCGCTCTGGTGGATCCGGAGCAGCTTGCGGACGAACTTGCGAACGTGATCCCGCCTGAGATGCTTTCGATGGTGGATGCTTTCGTCAAGTACAACGCGGACTTCCAGGCAAAGGCAGGGCTTCGACCGATAATAAAGCGCATGTGGTCGGGAAGCTACCCGAGCCACGACACAAAGCATACTGACTGGTGTCACGACCTTGCCGGAGAATACGATTACGGCTCGGAGCCGAGAAACGTATACGCACGGCACAAGGGCTGTCGATGCAAAGTCGAATACTTCCCCGACAGGAAGGCGATAGGACGCATCACAGCACTTGCAAAGGGCGAGATAGACCGAAGCAGTGTCCTCTGGAATACGAGAGCGGACACGCTTGAGAGAAGACTAAGAAGAGCAAATAAGAAATAGCAACGGAGGTACGGGATGGACGTCAGATATGGACGCCAGACTCCCACAAGCTCCGTTGTACTTCCTTACACCGAAACACTCGGGACGAGGGCGATAGATCTGTACAAAGAGACAGGAAGAGCGCCACAGCCCTGGCAGGAGGCCCTTGTGTATGACATAAGGGCAATCGATGAAGAGGGGCTGTTCGTCCATTCAAAGTTTGGATACGAAGTCCCGAGACGAAATGGCAAAGGAGAGATCATCACAATCATAGAATTGGATGACCTTTTCGCCGGGAGAAGGACGCTTCACACGGCGCACCGGACGACTACATCGTCCTCTGCATCGCTGAGGCTTGCGACTCTTCTCAAAGACATGGGATACCAAGAGATCCAACGCATCAGTCGCGATGAGACTTATGAGAAAGCCTACACCTATTCGAAACAATTCGGATTGGAGCGCATCCGGCTCCTGGATACCGGCGGGTCAGTAGACTTCCGCACCAGAACATCAAAGGGCGGGCTCGGTGAAGGCTTCGACACATTGATAGTGGACGAGGCGCAGGAATACACGGATGATCAGCAGAGTTCACTGCAGTACGTTGTTACTGACAGCATGAACCCGCAGACGGTCCTCTGCGGTACGCCTCCGACGATGGTCTCATCGGGTACCATCTTTCCGAAGCTGAGAGCGGACTGCTTATCGGGCAAGACGGAAGATACCGGATGGGCTGAATGGTCCACTGAGCACAAGGCCGATGTGAATGACAAGGATCTCTGGTACGAATGCAATCCGGCAATGGGCTATCAGCTGTCAGAACGCAAGATAAAGGCCGAAGACAAGAGTGACGAGCTGGACTTCAACATCCAGCGACTCGGCTATTGGTCAACAAGCAATCTGAAGTCGGAGATATCCGTCACAGAATGGGATAGCCTTAAATGCGAGAGTAAACCGAAGATATCACCGCAGTTATATGTTGGAGTCAAATTCAGCAAGACTGCGGTCTCGGTCTCTGTCGCATCCAAGACCAAAGACGGCAAAATATTCTTTGAGGTCATTGACTGCCAGTCATTGCGCACAGGTAATGCCTGGATAATCCAATTGCTCAAGACCATGCAGCCGGAGGCAATCGTTATTGATGGATCCGGAGCGCAGAACATCCTCAAGGCCGAACTTGAAGAGGAAAAGGTCAGGAACATCATCCTGCCGACGGTCAAGGAAATCATCATAGCCAATGCGAAGTTCGAGCAGTTGCTTTATGCGGAAGAGATATGTCACATGGGTCAGCCTTCGCTGAAGCAGGTGGTAACCAACTGCGAGAAGCGGGCAATCGGTGCCAATGGCGGTTTCGGCTACAAGGCGCTTTTTGATCAGATGGAAATAGGGCTGCTTGACTCGTGCATACTCGCAATATGGCAATGCTCGGAAGGTAAGGAAAGAAAGAAACAAAGGATAAGTTATTAAGGCGGGCAATTCGGCTCGCTTTTTTAATAAGCAATTTACGTGACTACAACGGTTAAGAGTGGGAGGAACAACATGGCAGAAGACAGAACATTTACTCAGGAGGAAGTCAATCAGCTCGTCGGCAAGGCGAGACTTGAAGGCAAGGAAGCAGGGCGCAAGGAGTTCGAAGGATGGATATCGCCTGATGAACTGGCAAAGCAAACCGCAGAGCTCAGCGAACAGCTTACCGGTCTCAATGATCAGATCAGGACTCTTTCTGACGAGAAAACAAATCTGCAGACACAGCTGACAGAAAAGGACGGACAGATCGCGAAGTACGAGATCGACTCGGTAAAAACGAGAATCGCGAGAGAGTGCGGACTTTCCTATGAGGCTATTGGATTCATACAGGGCGAAGATGAAGAGGCTATCCGCAAGAGCGCCGAATCACTCAAGAACCTTGTTGGATCTGCAAAGACGCCGCCTCTGGGCAACCCGGAGACACCACCTGAAGAAGATGGTGTTACGGCGGCGTTCAAGCAAATGAACCCAAATATTAAATTATAAGGAGAATCGACATGGCACAGGACACCAATAAAATGGAAACCTATTCGAAGATCGTGGACGCAAAGCTCAGAGCTAACTCTGTATTTGCTGCAATCTTCAATCAGAGACACGATGGTGCTGGAGCTTCCGGCGCTGTAAAGATTCCTGTAAGAGCTGAGGCTACTGCAGGACAGTACGTAACTGCAACAGGTCTTGCTATCAGCAACCCTGCAACAACTTATCAGACACTCGTTCTCGACAACGATTACGCTGTCAACGAGCTCATCGACGGCTTCATGGCTGCAGCTGTTCCGGACGGAATGATAGCAGAGAGACTCGACTCCGCTGGCTATGCACTGGCTAACGTAGTTGACGCTGCACTCGCAAATGCACTCATCTCTGGCGGCACAGCTTCAAGCGACACAACTGCTCTCACAAAGAGCAACGTATATGAGAAGCTGATCGGCGACATCACAACTGTTAAGAAGGCAAAGGTAGACCCAAGCAAGATCTGGATCGCTGTTACTTCTGACACATATGCAAAACTGATCCAGAGCCCAGAGTTCATCGCTGCTACTGCTAACGTAGGCGAGCTCGAAGCTGGTTTCGTAGGCAGGCTCGCAGGTATGCCGGTTTACGAAGCAATCAACCTTAACGGCATCACAACAGGCTCCGGCTCCTCGCAGAAGACTGTTGACTATGTTGTCGGCAATGGAGACTTCTGCCACTTCGTAGATGCTTGGAACGTTCCAGTAGGCGTTTACGACCTCGCTGACGGCGCTCACATCGGATGCTCCGCAGTACAGGGCCGCAAGGCATTCGGCTACAAGATCACACAGCAGACCTCTGTCGTTTACCATAACGCTTAATAGTGAGTGAGGTGGTAAAATGGCGGACTATGCAACTGTGGCAGACATTGTCACGCTGTGGCGTCCGCTAAATCCTGACGAGGAAAGTCGTGCTGAAGCGCTGATACCTTTGGTATGTGACTCGCTCAGAACGGAAGCAATTATGAGAGGCAAGGACCTCGATGCAATGATCGAGGCTGAACCAACACTCGCTTCCGTAGCGAAGTCTGTCACTGTTGATGTAGTAGCCAGAACGCTAATGACATCCACAAACTCCGAACCTACGACACAGTTCTCAGAATCGGCTTTAGGCTACTCCGTCTCCGGTACATATCTCGTGCCGGGCGGAGGCCTTTTTATAAAGAAGTCGGAACTGTCGAGGCTTGGACTCAGAAGGCAGAAGCTGGGGGTGATTGATTTATGTCCAGAATCAGAGGAATAGCGGTCACTCTTTACGACTTGACTCAGACGGGTACGGACCCACTGAACAAGCCGATTTATACGGAGACGCCCGTACAGGTCAACAACGTGCTTGTTGCTCCGGTCAGTTCGACCGAACAGCTTGAAACGTACACACTGACGGGACGCAGGGCCGTATATCAGCTTGGAATACCAAAAGGTGATACACATGATTGGAAAGCGGGCAAGAAGGTCAGCTTCTTCGGTGCTGACTGGAGGGTCATCGGGATCCCGACAGAAGGCATCGAGGAGATGATACCGCTCGACTGGAACAAGAAGGTACAGGTCGAAAGATATGAGCAAGGGTAAATTCGTGTTGAACAGTGCGGGCGTAAGGGCGCTCCTCCAATCTCCGGAAGCATTGAATGTGGTCAAGGACTACGCCTATGAAATCCAGAGCAGAGCAGGGGACGGCTACGAGGTCACGTATATGGTGGGAAAGAACAGAGCAAACGCATCTGTCGCTGCCATGACACCTGAAGCCCGCAGAGACAACTACGAGAACAATACATTGCTCAAGGCCAGAGGAGGTGGCGTATGATCGAAACTCTCATAATCGACTACCTCAGCGAACACCTTGAGGTATTTGTCGGTATGGAGGCTCCTGAAGAGACGGCAGATTATGTGCTGATCGACAAGACAGGAAGCAGCCGAACCAACCATATCATCACATCATCCTTTGCCATTCAGTCGTATGGAGCCACGTTGTATGACGCCATGCTTCTGAATGCAGAGGTGACTGAGGCTATGGATGGTCTTATCGAGCTTGATCAGATAACAAAGGTCGAGCTTGAAACAGATTACAACTTCACAAACACGGAGACCAAGCAGTATCGCTGGCAATCCGTGTACAACATCACTCACTATTAGGAGGAAATACATGGCACAGACGGTAGGAAACGTTAGCGCCGGCAAGCCTGCAATAGGTGGAGCAGTTTACAGGGCTGTCGCGGGAACAACTCTCCCGACAGATGCGACTACTGCACTTGCGGCGGCTTTCAAGGCGCTCGGATACTGCAGCGAGGACGGACTGGTCAACTCCAATTCCCCTTCGACTACAGATATCAAGGCGTGGGGCGGCGATACCGTCCTCACGGTACAGGAAGAGAAAACTGATACGTTCAGGTGCACTCTCATTGAGTCTCTGAACGTTGAGGTCCTCAAGGCCATCTACGGAGACAGCAACGTTTCGGGTACTCTTGCGGGAACGAGCGGGATCACCATCAATGCAACAGCAGACGAACAGGCAACTGCAGTCTGGGCTGTTGATATGGCGATGAACAGCAACACCAAAAAGAGAATCGTTATCCCTAACGGCAAGATCTCCGAGATCGGTGACATCTCCTACACAGATTCTGATGCGGTCGGCTATGAGATAACCATCACAGCGCTTCCGGATGCAAACGGCAAGACGCACTATGAGTATCTCAAACAGACATCGTCATCGAACTAAGGAGATATAAAGGAGGTGGATTATGAAAGTAAAACTGCATGACGGCTTTGAGGTCGAGATAGATGAGAAGCATCTGAACGACTGGAATATGCTGAAAATGCTTCGAGGCATCGACAGGGGCGAAGCTGCCCTGGTCGTCGATGTCGCCGAAATGCTTCTTGGCGGAGAAGATCAGGTCGATGCGCTTGCAAAGCACTTTGAGGTCGAGGGAGTAACCTCTGTCGATTCGATGGTGGAAGCACTGCGTGAGATCATGGAATCCGCTTCAGAATTAAAAAACTCATAATCCTCGCCAGCATGATCGAGCTCGATGAGGACGCACTTATCTGCGACCTTGCCGAGACATATCAGATTTATGATTACAGGTCGCTTCCAGTCAAACTGGTGGCGACCTTATCTGCTGGTTTGAGGGAGAATTCAAGAATCAAGATGGCTGCGGCCGGAGTGCCGGCAACGCAGGATATTATACTCCTTGCTACGATAGCAGACAGGGTAGAGGCGTTCCGTTATGGATTCTCGGATGATGCGTCCAGAGGAGTTAACCGGCCTATATCATTGGTCGAGGCATTGTTCAGCGAGGAGTCAGAAGACAAGAATAAGAATGGCATTGGCTTTAAGTCCGTAGAGGAACTGGAAGCCTTTTTCGCCAAATTCGAAGGAGAATAAAACATGGCAGGCACAACACTTGGAACTGCATATGTACAAATCGTGCCATCAGCGGAAGGAATCAAAGGCTCCATCACAAACGTGCTTGGAGGCGAGGCCGAATCCGCTGGCACTAATATAGGCGGAAAGATTGCAACGTTTGCAAAGAAGGCTCTCGCCGCAGGTGCTGTGATCAAGGGCGTAAAGGATGCGCTTGCCGAGGGTGGCAAACTTCAGCAGTCATACATCGGCGGCCTTGAGACGCTTTACGGCGATGCGGCTCAGGCGGCAAGAGACTATGCGAAGGATGCAGCAGCTGCCGGGATCTCGATGAACGACTACGCTGAACAGGCGGTATCGTTCGGTGCGGCATTGAAGGCTGCATATGGAGGAGATACTAAAGCGGCGGCTGACGCGGCAAACACTGCCATACTCGATATGGCTGACAATGCTGCGAAGATGGGCACACCGCTTGAGTCAGTTCAACAGGCATACCAGGGCTTCGCAAAGGGGCAGTACATGCTTCTTGATAACTTAAAGCTCGGATATGGCGGCACGAAGACAGAGATGGAAAGGCTCCTCGCTGACGCTCAGGAGCTGACTGGAGTAGAATACGACATCGACAATCTTGGTGACGTATACGATGCTATCCACGTTATCCAGGGCGAACTTGGATTAACTGGTGTCGCTGCTGAAGAGGCAGGGCAGACGCTGACCGGCTCGTTTGCGGCGGTCAAAGCAAACTATCAGAACCTTGTAGGAAGCCTTGCCATAGGCGAGGACATAACGGAACCGCTGAACGGACTGGTAACGGCAGTCAGCAACTTCGCATTCAATAATCTGATCCCGTTGATAGGAAACATCGTAAAGGCTCTGCCGGGCGCGATAGTGACATTCATACAGCAGGGTGTGCCTATGCTTATGCAGGGCATCCTCGGCGTGGTATCGAGCATGGCCTCGAGTATCGGGACCTTTGCGAATTCCATATCCAGCGAGAAGGTAGCAACGTGGGCGAAAACCATGCTGCCTAAGATGCTTTCAGCCGCCGCGCAGATAATCGGAAGATTCGCAAGCGGTCTGGTCAGGAACATGGGCAAGGTTATCACTGCGATCGGCAAGATAGGACTTGCCATCGTCAGAGGCCTCGGCTCAGCTATATGGGGCAAAGTCAGGGCAGCTGCTAACGGCATCAAGGAGAGATTCCTGCAGCCTATCGAGGCGGCAAAGAATAAAGTGAAAAGCATCCTCGATAAGATAAAAGGCTTCTTCCCGCTCAGTATCGGCAAGATATTCAGCGGATTAAAACTTCCGCACTTCAGTGTGTCCGGAGGCTCTGCGCCGTGGGGCATCGGAGGAAAAGGCTCTATGCCGTCCTTCAGTGTTTCGTGGTACAAGAAGGCTGAAAACGCGCCATATATGTTCGGCGACGCTACTCTCTTCGGAGCGGGCGAACGTAATGACGAGATACTGTACGGCAGGGCGGCTCTGATGCGAGACATCAAGGAAGCTACAAACGGCGGTAATACGTACAACGTTACTCTGAACGCGAACGGGGCAGAGAATCCTGAGCAGTATGCGCAGAGGTTTGCGCGTGAGCTTCGCAGACAGGTGCGTATGGGCACCATTTAAGGAGCATTTATGGCTAAGAAAACAACAAAAGCCAATACGGGCTTATCAATAAAGAGGGATGGAAATAAGTTCACGGCCTCGTGGAAGATAAAAACCAAAGACGCGGACTCCCAGCATGTGCGTTATAGACGCCATAACGGAAAGAAGTGGCTGAAGTGGACTACGAAAACAGTTAATAAGGGTGCGACAACGTATTCCTTTACGATGGATTCATCCTTGACTATCAATAAGCTGCAGGTGCAGACGCAGATACGCAGATCACCGACAAGCAAGTATAAAGCGTCATCGTGGGAAAAGTCATCGGCGGTATTCGATCTCAAGAGCCCACCGGCTCCGGTACTTACTGTATCAAATGTTTCTGCGAACCAGACCACCTTCAGCTGGACGATAGAATCATCTGCCAGCGGAAGCAGATGGCTCAGGCGCTGCAGATACAGAACGAAGTTCACCACGACGCCTGACGCAGATTCAGGATGGTCAGATTGGGCAACGGCATCTGACCCAAGTTATACATATACGGATAACGAGCTCGGTAAAACGAGAATATTCCAAATCCGTGCAGTAGGCCCGGGAGGGAAATCCGCTATACAATCGCAGAGGCACGTCATTACTACACCTCCTGTGGCAACATGGCGGGACCCTAAAGTCTCATGTTCAGAGCAGGCTTCGTATTACAAACTGACATACAGCGTGAGCATCAGCGGTTCTACGGATACTGTTGACAGCATAGCCCCGCAGTATTACATAGGAAAGCCTGATGCGAGCATGAACTGCCCGAGTGGAGTTTCGTGGACTGACGGGGCTACATACAACTACTCGAATGGGAACACGAACTACACATTTGCACTGACAACGAACGACCTTATAGGCGAAGACGAGTGCCTTTGGGCAAGGGTAAAGACTGTACATGATTCGCTTGAGTCTTATTCGGAAGCATATAGGGTTCTGACCGGAAGGCTTGCCGCTCCGACAGCATCAATCAGCATGTCAGGTACTCCAACGGCTTCAGGCTTTACTGTATCTGTGGCCATAGAGGCAGCGGGGACGGAAGTGCCTGGAGCATATGCGCAGGTATTCCTTGAGAAAAGTTCCGCTCCGGGACTCGAGAAATATATCCTCATCGGAACAGTACCGAATGGGTCTCAGTCGGCTAGTATTACAAGCTCCATAAATCTGACAAAGGAAGCTGGTTATAGCATACATGTCAGAAACGTGACTGCTGATGGCAAGTCAATGACATCTGCCTTCTTTGACTACACTTCATCGATGCCTCAGGCACCGGAGCTGACTAACGTGGAGCCAACAACCACAGCTGGTAAGGTGTTTCTCAAATGGACAAACCGATGGGCAGATGCGACTGGCGTAATCGTAGCGTGGACAGATGATCCGGATAACTGGATGTCTAATGACAGCCCAGAGACATTCGAGATAGAAGAGGTCGCCAGCGAATGGTATATAACCGGGATTGAAACGGGTAAGACATGGTGGTTCAGAGTTCGTTCTGTGCGTGAAGCAGAGGAGAACGTAACGTACTCATCATGGTCAGAGGATATGTCAATCGACCTATCTTCAGCACCGGCTGTCCCGCATCTGTATCTGTCAGAGGAGACAATAACCGAAAAAGATACTGTTACGGCATATTGGTCGTACATGACTACCGACGGGACCGCACAGGTGTCAGCAACCATCGTGGAAGCAACCCTGTCCAATGGCACATGGACTTATGGAAAGACCGTAGGTGCTACCACATCAGCGCAGCATATCGACATAGAAGCGCGTAAGCAGGGATGGACTAATGGCCAGACGAAATATCTGGCGCTGCAGACAGGATCCGGCTCGGGCGGCCTGTCAGACTATTCGACACCAGTCAAACTTGTCATAGCGGCCAAGCCAACGGTATCCATCTCAGATACAGATCTCGCCTCAACAGACACCGTCACGGAATACTTTGAGGGTGATGGCAGCACTAAGGTGTTCACATGTGCAAATGTGCTTTCAGCTGCACCGACGGCAAAGGTCAATGGTGCGAGCAGGGCGTGCTCATATTCAGGTGATAAGGTTACGATGTCGACCGCGCCTGCAAGTGGGGCAACGCTGGAGATCACATACACAACGACTTCATACAAGGTGCTTCAGCATCTGCCTCTTTCCGTAACTGTAGCGGCTTCGAGTGCGGCAACGGTAACACTTGCCATCGAAAGAGATGAGGATTACCCGATGGAGCGTCCTGACGGAACAGACACGGACGGAGCAAGGGGCGAGACGGTATTTGTCGAGACGATGGAAGCCAATGCAAGCAATGCTTTCTCAGTAGAGCTTTATGAACTCATAGGCAGACTCGACGATGGTGCTCAGTATAGGCTCGTTGCCAATGTCTTCGACATGTATAAGCAGACTGCAAGGGCGGAGCTGCCGTTCAAGGTACACTGGTCGCATCAGGCTTGGGTGCCGACAGCGACGTTCGTAACGGACGCGGACAACTACATGGTCAAGATAACACCTGCATCAACTACGGACTACGAAGAGGGAGATACGTGCGACATATACAGACTCGGCATAGACAAACCCGAGCTGATATATCCGAACGCGACCTTTGGTGAGACCTACGTGGATCCATTCCCAGCATTTGGTGAACACAGCGGCTATAAGGTGGTCACTATCACAAAGACAGGGGACTACATCACAGAGGCGGGTTCCTTTGCTGAGTTCGACACCACAGAGGGCGATGGAACCTATACGCAGTTAAATACAGGCATGCTCGTCATCGACTTCGATGGGGAGCGGGTGGAACTGCCGTACAACATCACTCTCGATAATTCATGGAGTAAAGACTTCCAGAGGACAGCGTACCTCGGAGGCCATGTTGCCGGTGACCACAATAAAGCGGTCATGAGAGATCTTACGGCCGGCACAGTGACAACACGCAAGACAAACACTGATGTCATCGAGACCATTAGGCGCCTCGCAAGATATCCAGGGCTCTGCCATGTAAGGACTCCGGAAGGGAGCTCCTTCACAGCAGATGTGCAGGTATCTGAGAGCCTATCATTCGATTCTGCGCTGGCAAGTTATAACCTCACCATACAGAAGGTGGATATGGTCGGACACGATGGCATGACCGAAGATGAATGGAGAGAAACGCAATGATCTGGAAAGATGGCTTCACAGCTTCATACTATGCGGCCATACTCGAACCGAGGTCATGGCGCGAAACAGGACGGCTTGAGATAACGGGCGGTTCCATTGAGCGGTCGGGCGCTGACCTTCGCGAGTCAGCCGATATCGATGCAACGGAGCTGCCCGGAAGCGGAGAGGCGTGGGTTCGTATCTGGCTTGATGCTGATCAGGACGGAGTGACCCACGTTCCGCTTTTCACCGGCCTTACTTCCGCACCTTCAAGAGACATTGACGGCAGGCGCGAGACCTACAAGATCGAGTGCTATTCGGTGCTGAAGCCTATAGACGATATTCTGACCGAGCGAGGTTATTACATTCCTGCCGATGTTACGGCTCCACAGGCGGCGGCAAGACTGCTGCGTACAGGGATTGCTCCTGTTGAAGTAACGCCTGTAGCGGATCCACCGAGGCTTACTGAGGCGGTGATCGCGGAGGATGGTGAGACAAATCTGACTCTCGCTGAAAAGGTTCTCGAGGCGGTCAACTGGCGTCTCAGGATAGATGGATACGGCACGATCTATGTGGAGCCAAGCAGTAACGAAACCAAAGCGATGTTCGACGCTGTTGATAATGACATCATCGAGATGAAGGTTACCGACGAATATGACTGGTATTCGTGCCCGAATGTGCTCAGAGCAATATCCGGGGATCTCACAGCCATAGCGAGAGACGATGACCCAAGTTCAGACCTATCCACAGTATCAAGGGGCAGGGAGATATGGGCCGAAGAATCGTCAGTCAGCCTCGGCACAAATGAGTCGTTGGCGGCATATGCGCGTAGAAGACTTCGTGAGCTGCAGTCACCGGCGAGGTCGGTCTCATATTCGAGGCGGTTCAATCCCGATGTGAATGTGGGTGATGTAGTAAGGCTCAATCATCCGGAGATAGGCATTGATGGGGAATTTCGGATTCAGTCACAATCTCTTGAATTGACTTACGGATGCAGAACATCCGAGGAGGCGGTACTTGAGTAATACTACAAAGAAACTTGCGTCCGCTATCAGAGACGCATCTAAAGAGAAGACAGCGGGATATGATACCACCGCAACGGTTACCCGAATCGAGGGCAATACAGCATGGGTGCATATCCCCGGCGGAGTGGATGAAACCCCGGTTAAGCGAACTATAAACGCGCAGAAGGGCGATGCTGTACAGGTGCGGATATCCAACGGCAGCGGGTTCATAGTGGGAAACGCTACGAATCCACCGACCGATGATGCAAGGGCGATACAGATCGGCATGCTTGCGCAGCCTTCAATAGATTACGTTGCGGAACTTGCTGACAAAGATGTCACCGTCAAATCGATCACTGCCGCAACCGGATATATCGATGACCTTTACTCAAAGAACATCACAACTGAGAATCTTGAGGCGGCGAAGGCATATATCAAGGATTTGACGGCAGAACAGATCGCTGCCGGAGCCATAACCACTGATCAGCTTGATGCGAACTATGCTCATATCACGGAAGGCGTGATAGATAATGCAAAGATAGGCTATGCAGACGTAGATGATCTGGACGCGCATTATGCTCGAATCACAAACGGCATCATCGACAATGCGACCATCAATCATGCAGATGTAATTGATCTCAATGTCGATTATGCACAGGCGAATCTCGCAAACATTGACCAGGCGATAATCAATTCTGAGTGGGTAGATACCATCATGGTGCAGTCGGGGCTGATATCTCATGAAGGTACGATATTCGAGCTGGATGCAGTACAGGTTAATGCCAGCAAGATAAAAGCCGGCACTATTGATGTAGAGCGTCTGATTGTCTCTGTACCTGACCAGCAGGACCCAACCAAGATACACAAGTACATGGTTCATGTAGACCCGAGCACCGGCACTCCATCTTATGAAAAAATAGATGCCGATGTGCTTGAGGACTATACGATAACAGCAGATAAGATCGTAGCCGAGGCAATAACGGCAACAAAGATAACTACTGAAAATCTTGTCGGCTCTGGCGGGTGGATAAATCTTCGAAATGGAACATTTGCTTATGCTGACGCTGGCGAGAACAATTATCTAAAGTGGAATGGGTCAAAGCTACAAATAAAGGCTGATGAGTTCGTACTGTCTACAGGGCAGAACATACTTGATGCCATTGAGTCAATAGGCACATATTTCCTTGCCGGTGTTCCGACCTTAACAAACGAGCCTGCGGTGGACTGGACAACAGACAATCTCAAGCGCCAGCACCTTCGTGATGTTTATTACGATACAGATTCAGGTAAGAGTTATCGCTGGTCGCTCAGTACAGAAGAGGCGCTGCAGGATGAGAACGGTAACATCCTGCAGGACGAGGACGGGAATGACCTCATCGGAGGATTCGCTGAGGCAAGGTACGCATGGATACAGATATCCGATGGTGACCTTGATAACATCAGCGACAGGGTTTCGATATGCGAAACGAAGATAAGCCAGAATCAGGAAGAGATTCAGTTGAAAGCATCACAGTCCGACCTTGACCTCGCAACATCGAGGCTGACACAGGCCGAGACGACCATCACTCAGCAAGCACAGGCCATTGCACTGAAGGCCGAAGCGAGCTCGGTGTACTCAAAGCTGGAAGTGGATGGAAAGTTCCATGAGGGGCTGAATATAAGGACGTCATTTGCGGATACATCGATAACGCTGACTGCTACGGTGATCCTTGCGGGTGTAGATGTAACAAACAATTATATGCCAGGCGATTTTGAATGGTTTTATAGAATGCCGAACGGGGATGCCTTCGTAAAGGGTGATAGGACATCGTCATATGGCAAGAGCATCACCCTACAGAAGAGCGGCATGAAATACGGAAATTCGATAACATGCGTGTTCACCAAGAGGGCCGAGGAGCCGCTTCTTGATGGCGACGGCAATCCGCTCACTGATGAAAATGATGAGGCATTAACAGGATATGTGGAGGTAGCATAATGGCAAAAGAAAAAAACTTAACTAATGTAACTTCTTTAGCGGCAGCAGACTTTGTAAGAGTGGTAACCTCTGCCGGAGCATCTGTAAAAGGCACGATGGAGAATTTTGCAAAATCGCTCCTGACAACAGCTTTTTCAGGGCTGTCTCTTGGCGGTTCGCAGCAGTCAGTAAAAGACGCGCTTGATTCACTAAATAGCAAAACCTATTCGACACTAACAGTTTATGACGAAAGGGTAGAGGACTATATGCCTGCAGAGGCAGACTCGTCAAGGGTGGTAACCTGCGGCAATGTTGCTACTGTGTATTTTAATGTTGTATATCTCAAGGCAGTCACTTCAAGTCAGACATCGATTTTTTCACTTCCTTCAGGCATAAAACCTAAATACAACACCTATTCAGCGTGCGTGAATCGTACTTCTGGGAAGGTGTACCCTCTGCAAATAAGCTCTACGGGCAATGTTAACGTGATGTCTGGCGGACAAGTTGCAATAGGTGATCAAGTGGTCGGTCAAGCGACATTCGTAATCGATTAAAGAGAAAATAGCAAGTACATAAACACTACAAACTCGCAAGAACTTTTTGAGACGGTATTGTCATTTTCCTCTGCTGGGTTAGCTGTGGTTCGTTTTAGTGGAGGAGCGGGAACGACCATTGCAGGAAGCACCGCACAGCACATAGGAGTGGCAGTTAAAGCTGATACAAATACGGTAGACCTATTTGTTGGTTCTTATGCAGCCGGAAAAGTCTATGTTTGCAGAGTCACAAGACAATCCGTTGGCAATTATACGGTGGCAAGAAAAAGTGTAACACTTTCATAAAGAGAAATTTTGTTAATATAGCAAGCCTCCTGTAGTATAGCTGCAGGAGGTGAAACTATGTTAGACGAGATTATAAGCGCAGTCTGCAGAGATATGGAAGCAGATCTGACACAGGACCAGATCCGGAAGCTCGAGTCAATCATGTATATTCACAATCACAAAAATTAAGGAGAATGAAATGCAGTTAGAATCAAGCGTTACTCTTTTCGATGATAATAAGGTCGAATCCAAATTCGCCCAGCTCGAGATAACCGCCGATGGCATCACGTCAGAGGTATCGCGGAAGGTCGGAAATGATGAGGTGATTTCTCGGATCAATCAGTCAGCTGAGGCTGTAAAGATACAGGCTGATAAGGTAAACATCGAAGGAGCTGTCATCTTTTCATCTGGGCGATTGAGCACGAATAGCCTTGACAATGCCTACGACAGTAAAGGAGCTGCTACAGGGTCGGTAAACACTCTGAAAAACGACTTGATGTCATCATCGGGAACTACTGTTATTCATGGTGGCCATATCACTACCGGCACACTCGACGCGGATGCTGTAAATGCTAACAGTGGTACGTTCAGCACTGCAAATATTCCAAACTTAAGCGCAGGAAAGATAACGTCCGGAACTATTGACACGGAAAGGCTTAATATTGCTGGCGTAATCAATGCAATAAATGCCAACGGCACCACAACAATAGACGGCGGAAAGATAACCACAAACTCCATCGGAGCCAACAAAATAAAGGTGTCGGAGATAGAAATAGGTGCGGCTCAGATAGCATCAGGCACTATTAATTCTGCAAGGATACCGGACCTGTCAGCTGACAAAATAAAATCTGGTACCATCGCGTCTGAACGAATTGTTAGCATTGGTCCTTCTTCAGGTGCTCATTCGTCTGTAACAGCAAATGGGCTTGATGTATATACTGGCACAGAATCAGATGAGACCAGAGTAGCGCGGTTCGGCTCAAGTATAATACTCGGTGCCCCCCAAACTCCCCATCTTGAGATGGCAAAATCCGAATCGGGAACAATAACGCATCTTATTTTAAAAGCTTTTAATAAGAACGGTGTAAACTTTGGAGCATTACAGTATTCTTCAGATGTATCAGCAAACACATACTCCACCTATTTCCGAGCGTATGATACTGCTCACCCCGGTCAGTCTGCATATGCGGCAGGGCTTTCTTTCCGAGCCGGATCAGACTCAACTGTAAGAGTAGACGGGAAAAAACTGCTCGTTGAAGCTATACATCGTCTGACACCGAATGCTGATAGAACGGCATTTTCAATAGCCTCCAACCCGATAGGGGATGTTAAAAACGTGGATATAACTTCAGTATCTACTGCTATATCAGATGACACGGCGATTGATTTAACGGGCGGCTATGTCACGCTTGGATCAGGGACTTGGATAATTCTTGCAACCGTCACTTTCAGTGGCGCCGCGTCTGGAAAAGTTGGCGCCCGGCTAGTTACAAGCCCAACGCGTGCTTATGACAGCGGCGGAACCGCTCAGAACCACGGGTATGTGTTAGTCCCTGTTGCTACAAACACCACAAGGATCGCAGCTTTTGCCGTTGTGAAACCAACTGCGGCAACTACATATTGCTGGCTGAAGGCTTACGCAACGAAAGCGCAGAATGTTACTAACTATTTCATACGAGCTGTAAAGATATTTTAGGAGGAAAAATGAAATACATAGTTGTTGAATTACAAAAGGATGAAGATGGCGCAGTTGCTTCTTTAATAACAGCGCATGATAGCTTGTCAGAGGCCGAAAGCAAGTATTTTTCAGTCCTGTCATTTGCGGCAGTAAGTTCAATTCCGAAGCATTCAGCCGCGTTGCTTGATGAAGACGGATATCTCCATATGTCGAAAAGTTATGATCATACTATCAGCACACAGCCGGAGGAGGTGACAGCAGATGAAGGATAGACTCACAGCTATATTCAACCTAATGCAGAGAATCGAGACAAAAGGCGATTCTACACTCTTTATGGCTGATTGCATAAGAGAGCTTGCGAATGTTATCAATTCGATGCCGGAAGAAAGAGAGGTAAAAGAAGATGAATAAAGAATTCTGGAAAGCGGCAGGCATAAGAGCCTTCCGAACATTCTTGCAGGTAATCCTTGCGGTATGGACTGCGGGTCAGCTTATCACAGAGGTCGATTGGAAATTCCTTCTCCTGTCGGCCTTTTCTAGTGCAGTGTATTCACTTCTGACGTCGATCCTTGCGGGGCTTCCTGAGGTCGCGCTGGCTGATACTCTGTATGACCTTGATAACGATCCTGACGAGGACGCAGAGGACGAGTACCTTGAAGAAGATGACGAAGAAGGTGATGAATAATGGCATTACTTTCAAAGGCAGAGAGAAAAAGACGTCTTGAATATCTGGGATACAAAGAGGACGATGTTCTGAAGTTTCAGAAGAAGGCTTTCCCGAATCAGAAGTCACAGCAGGACGGAAAGTACGGCATCAATACAGACCGGGCATTGCGGCATTTCTATAATGTAAAGAAGTGTTGCAACCCGAACAATTTCAAGCCTGAAGAGTTCAGATGCGACTGCGGAAGATGCACTGGCTATCCGAGTTATATGAAGCAGGTCGAGCTGAAGCACCTGCAGCGCATCAGAGACCACTACAACAGACCTATGATTGTCACAAGTGGATTGCGTTGCAAGTACGCTAACGGCTCAAGCACAGGAAGCATACAGAACTCACTTCACCTTGTCGGGAGGGCTTGCGACTTCTACATGGCCGGAGTGACGGATACACTCGCCAACAGGAAGAAGTCCATCAAGTGGATCCGGAAGCAGCCGAACCATCACTACACCTACGGCAACGGCATCAACTCAAACGGATATGGGGTATATGCTCCTTACATGGGTAATGCGCTGCATACCGATGTCAACAAGGCTCCGGCGAAGAAGGCGAAGCCTAAAAACAAGATAGGCGAATGCGCTAATGAGTTCGCCTACAGCTCCAACACAAGCAAGGCAAACTATCCGAAGGGCGAACCGAAGGCAGTCTATAAAGACGCTCTGGCAAAGGCCTATCCGAATCATACGAAGTGGGGAACAGCACCAAGCAAGGGAGCAAGCTGTGATGTATTTGTAGGTACTTGCGTCAGATCTGCGGGAATCGACAAGAACTTCCCGAGAGGATTAGACGAGCAGATCGAGTACCTTCCGAAGTCATCCAAGTTCAAACAGGTATCCGTCACCACAAAGACTGTCAAGGATGGAGACATCATCGTATATGCCAAAAGTGGCGGCGGAGCACATATTTGCATCGCTTACGGCGGCAAGATAAAAGAGGCAGGCTACAAGCACTATTATCCGAAGACAACAAATTACCTGAAGCAGAGGCTGTCGAAGTCAGGTAAGAAGTGGCTGAAGGTTTACAGAGTGAGGTGATGGGCATGGACAGAAATACAGTGACAACAATCATCCTCGCAGTCCTTGCATCGAACGGCTTCTTTGCGCTTCTGCAGTTCCTGATCACGCGCTGGGACACGAAGAAGAACCTCAAAGGCACTCTAAAGAAGCTTGAGAAAGACGGGCTCAGGACGCAGCTGCTTCTGCTGATCCTGATGCGTCCGGACGAGGAGGGCGAGATCCTGAAGATCGCGCAGCACTACTTTGTGAAGCTGAAGGGCAACTGGTACATGACATCAGTCTTCAGTAAGTGGTGCAAGAGCAGAGACCTCAGGCCGGAGTGGTTCAACTTCGAAGACGAGACTGAATAGGGTCGCTCGTGGGGTGGGCGGCAGATACTTTCACCTCCTTTCTATAACATACACGCAAGAGAAAACCGGACACGACATGTCCGGTTCTTTTGCGTTTTTGAGGAAACCCATTGGAAACCTTTTTGCACGATTTTTACATTTTGCCAACTTCAGCAAATGCAAGGCATACAGCCTATAATCGTTGAAATTTCAATGCTTTGAGAACAAGAGCAGACAAGAGGAAACAAGAGCAGATAAGGGATTATGTGGGTTCGAGTCCCATGTCCTCCGCCACTAGAACCGTTGAAATCACGAGGTTTCAGCGGTTTTTTCATTGTCCGGGGAAACCCAAAAGTCACCTTTTTGCATAAAATCAGCAATTCGCCTCGATGATTTTGTCTCAGACTCAAACAGATGCGTGTATATGTTCAGCGTAGTTCCGATGTTGCTGTGACGGAGCGCTGCGGAGATCTCAGCGATGTCAAACTCGCCTGAGGCATTGAGCATCGAAGCGAATGTGTGCCGGAGCCCATGCAGCGTGACATCCGGGAGACCGTGCTCTTTGGTGAATTCTTTTATCTGCCTTTTTGCATAGTCAGGCCGCATCGGTTCGGAAGCGTACTGGATCAGGAAGGGATTCTCTATAAATGGATCCTCTTCATGCTCCTTCATCAGCTTCACGATATCCTCCATCACAAACTCAGGAACCTTGATAACGGCTCTTGACCTCTCTGTCTTTGTATCCTGTATGATGTCCTCGCATTTCATCCTGTGCCGGGTGCGCTTGATCGCTATGGTCAACCAGGTGACATTGACATCCTCATTCATAAGGCCCATTATTTCAGATCTGCGCAGACCACAGAAAAGCGCAAGCTCATACACGACCTTGAGGTCGAGCGTGGTGTCCTGCAGAGCATCAACGAATTTGTTGATATCCGCCTTTGTCAGCACCGTGATGTCCGGCTTCTTCTGCTTCGGAATGACTACCGCATCACAAGGATTATATGTCAGCATCTTGCTTCTGATTGCCATTTTGTAGGATGACGAGAGAAGGCTCACATATCCCTTTATGGTCTTTGGGGAAGCCTTCTTCGGATACCCCTTCTTAGGCTCTCCCTTCATCGCTGAGGCGATAAACTTCTCTATCTGATAAGGTGTTAGGTCTTTCGCTTTAATGCCCTTAAAAGCCGATTTAAGGCGTTTCGCGTATGACTCATATCCAGTCAGAGTTGTCTCTTTGAGCCCCTTGATGCGCTGCATATCGATGTACGCATCCAGCAGATCTGCGACGCTTTCGGCGGTCAGTGTTTGCAGACATTCTGCCTCAAATACGTCATACTGATCCTTTGCGTTTTTCTTTCCGGTAATCGTGACAGTCTTGGACCATTGCTTCCTGGTCCCTCGCGACGCGGATCCTGTCGACACGATCAGCTTCGCTTTTGTTCTTGATAAGTATTTGATTGCCATGTCTCACTCCAAATGTCTCAAATACTCGATTTCGTCAACTGACTTGTCAGTCTCGTCAAAATCTTTCGCCTCCAGATGCCTTAGTTCATGCTCATAAGTCTCTCTCTGCCGCTCGATGCTGAGCCGGCTGTTGAGGACTACCGTGTAATAATCCTCTTCGTCGAATGTCTTTACCAGCATGCCTGGAATGCGTGGAGGGAAATCCGCATATATTACCCTTACTTCGTTCATTTGTATCCCACACCTCCTTGTGGGAACATAGTAATCTATTATCAGTGCTATTTTTTGGACAGCCTATCTAGTAGGTCTGCGGCCATCTGGACGTCTTCTGTAGTAGCTTTTCTGGAAGCATCGAAGAGAATGCGCATCTCAGGACGTTCATAAAGCTGCTGAGCAAGCTCTGCGACCTCCGGATCAAGATAGTATTGGCTCTTATCCTCAGTTCCCCCCAAATAATCTATTGTTACATTGAAGAAATCTGCAATCATTTCAAGGACTTCTAAAGATGGCTTCCGAGCACCGGCCTCTATCATACTGATAGTAGACTTTGATACGTGAAGCTTCTCTGCAAGCTCTGACTGTGAGTATCCCCTTGCGGCCCTTAATTCTTTGAGTCTTTCAGAAATATCCATATTTTGCCCTCCTTGTATCCCTTGCAATTACTAATGTACACCGTTTGTGAATAAATATCAAGAAAAAGTACACTTAAAGTGATTGACACACGCTCACTGATAGTGTACCATAAGCGTGTAAGTTATCAGGAGCACAGCATATTGTGGATAAACGAAAGGAGGACGGCATATATGGCGGAGAAGGGGCGCAATGAAAGGCTGATACAAATGCGTGGAAAGCGCTCAAGAGCCGAAGTTGCAAGGGATACAGGCATTTCAGAACGTGCGCTGCAGTCATATGAGCTGGGAGACAGAATCCCTCGTGATGATGTCAAAATAAGGCTCGCTGAATATTACAAGCGCAGTGTGAAGTATCTCTTTTTTTAGCCTAAACGCTCACTCAAAGTGACCAAAAGGTGAAAACTATGAAGCTCTACACAGCAGAAGAAGCTGCCGAAGTGCTCAGGGTGAGCAAGTGGACGGTGTGGAAGTACGGCAGGGAAGGAAAGCTTCGCACTGTCAAGTTTGGTAGAACGGTCAGGTACGACCTGGAAGGAGGAAGAAATGAAGTACAAGGTAAAGCTGTATATGAGCCAGTATGTGAAGGTGGGCGATGACTACCAGGTGGTAGATGTATCGAGAACTTTCAAGTTCAAGCAGTGGGACGATGTTCAGAACTTCATCGCATACCACGTAGAAGGCGCGGATGGTGCTGTGAAGTTCGAGATCGAGATGATCGAGGAGGCATAGACATGATGAAGTATATCACCGCATGGGCGATCACCGGAGCCGCATGGTTCGGATTCGGATTCATGGTAATGACAAGCATTATGACGGCATAGGAGGTAGAAATGGCAAACGAACAGAAGACGGTAGCTCAGAACTACAAAACAAAGACCGAGAACGAGCAGCTTAAGGCCAGAGTCAAGGACCTTGAGAAGAGAAATGCGTTCCTCAATGAGACGATCAGTAAGCTCCAGAAAGAGGTCAACAAGTACAACAAGTGGATCAGCGAGATCGAGGCCGCAGCGCAGGATAGACTCGCAGAGAAGGACAATCACATCGCTCAGCTCGAGGCGAAGATCGTGAAGCTGGTGACACGCTATGTATAAGTGCCCAGAGTGCGGAGAAATCTTCGAAGACCCGGAATACGAGACGGTCTGTATGGAAGAATGGTGCGGCGTCAGTTCACTATTCGGGGACAGGCATTATGCGACATTCGCTAACTGCCCGAAGTGCGGCTCGGCAATAGACGACGAGCGAGACATGTGGGACGAGTCTTATGAGGAGGACGAAGATGGATTTGAAGAATAAGAAAAGCACACCCGAAGGTGCACCTCTCACGCAATTTAATGGTACCACCTTCGAGGAGAAAAGTGAAGCGGAAAAGCTCTTCGACCTCATTGGGGTCGGAGCAGCCTACGCGGTAAGGCGACCCAAAGACCCAAAGGTCGACAGGGAATTCCGCAGACTCATAGCCGAAGCCAATGCAAGCGGCAATGACTGCATCATCAATGCCGGATACGGCTACTACAGGCCAGGCGATGACGATGACTTTGAGGCAGAACTGTACTTCGCCTCGGAAAGAAGCAGAGCAAAGGAGATCCTGAGGAAGCTCCACAGGATGGAAGAAGTGTACAACAGGAGGTACCAGTAATGAGCAAGAAAATATTGATTCTCGGCAGATCAGGAAGCGGCAAGAGCACAAGCCTCAGAAAC